CGGGTCTTAACAAGGATAAAGTTGATAGACGTAATGGTGTTGGTAAAAGTACCGTAGCAGATGCAATAAATTTTGCTATCTTTGGTAATACATTACGTGAACTTAAAAAAGATCTTATTCAAAACAACCTTACTAACGATACGTGTTCTGTAAACCTTAAGTTTAAAGTTATTACCCCTCAAAGCTCTAATGAATATCTTATTGTAAGAACTATTTCACCGTCTAAATGTTACATTTATAAAAATGAAGAGGATATTACAAGAGATTCAATTATTAATACTAATGAATATATACAGACGTTAATAAACTGCAGTGAAGATGTGTTTCAAAATTGTGTTATTATGACACTTAATAATACAATACCGTTTATGGCTAAAAAGAAGGTTGAAAAACGTAAATTTATTGAAGGTATTTTTAATCTTGGAGTTTTTAGTGATATGATATCAAACTTACGTTCGGATTATAATGAAACTAAAAAAGTTTTTGATATAGATTCTACTGTTTATACTGAAACAGAAAACTCTCTTAAGAGTTATAAGGAACAACATTCTAATATTCTTAGCGAACGTAAAGATAAATTAGAACGTTACAAACAACGTGAAGAAAATAACAAAAGAGAACTACTTGAGATTAAAAGTAACGTTAAAGACGTAGATATCGAAATAACTAAAACAAATTTAGCTAAGATAAAACAATTACAAGAAAAGATACCCGATTATAACTCTAAAAGAGATTCTTTACTACAAAAAGTAACAACAATAAACTTAAAAACAGATCAATACAAAACTGATTATGAAAAATTGGGAACCGACGAAGATAAATGCCCGATGTGTTTGCATGTTATAGATAATGACGATAGAGATCATATAGAAAATGAAAAGAATAAACTTCAAGATAAGATTAAAGAAAATGGTAATCTTAAACTTAAAGTACAACAAGGTATAACTAAGATAGATGAAGGTATTAAAAAACTAAATCTAACAATTAATGAATTAAATCAAAGTAATACTAATATTATACAACAAATAAACGATCAAAAGCTTTTGAGAGAAAAAGCTAAACAATTAGTTGAGTGGCAAAACCAACTTAAGTTAGATATTAAGGAACTAAAAAAGACCGATTCAGGTTTAGATAAAGTTATTGAAGAGTATGATAACAAACTTACTAAAGTAAAATCTACATTAGATATTACCAAGAAAAAAATTAATATGCTTGATGTTGTCAAGTATGTTGTATCTGAAGAAGGTGTAAAATCATACATTGTTAAAAAAATGTTAACTTTGTTTAATAGCAGACTTGCTCATTATCTAAAAAAGATGGATAGTAATTGTGTCTGTGTGTTTAATGAATATTTTGAAGAACAAATAATAAATGAAAAAGGAAAGATTTGCTCGTATTTTAATTTTTCTGGAGCTGAGCGGAAAAATATTGATTTGGCTTGTTTATTTGCTTTTATGGATATAAGAAGACTACAAGGCGATGTTACATTTAACTTTAGTATGTATGACGAGTTGTTTGATAGTAGTTTAGATGAACGTGGTGTTGAATTAGTCGTTGGTATTTTAAGAGATAGAGTAGAACAATATAATGAGTGTGTAATGGTTATAAGTCACAGAAAAGAAAGCGTAAAAGCAGCTCAAGGTGATGTGATATATTTAGAAAAATCAAATGGCATCACTAGAAGAGTAAAGTATTCAGAGTAAATAAAAGCAATGTTCGTTGGTAATCTAAAAGCTACTAATCCCTTTGGTCCTAGTCCGTTTGGAAGCACACCTAAACCAGATAATAAAAAAGCCCCGGTAAATAGTAAGGAACTACCACCACGGTTTATGAACTACGTTGCTGATTACGGTGGTTGTGGTTTTTGGAGAATTATATGGCCAGAATACTTGTTGAATAATGAAGAAAAATGCATGGTGCATACGTCCACTGTAATGGCGTGGGACCCTAATTATTATTTTAACGTTAAGTCAATAAAAATACAAAGACAAGCATCTAGTAATCAAAAAGAATTCGTAAAATTTTTATGTCAATTAGGTGAAAAGAAAGATTTTAGAGTTATCTACGATATTGATGATATCCCGTTTATCGAAGATATACCTCATTACAATAAACATAGAACGGCTTTTGCAAGCGATGAAATAAGAAACAATATTCAAGAAATTATGGAAATGTGCGGTAATATGACTGTTACAAATAATTTCATGAAAGATTATTTTCAATCAAAATTAGCCGACCATGTGAAAATTGACGTTATACCTAACTATATACCTAAGTTTTGGATGGGTAATTTTTATAATAGGGAACTAATTGAAGAAAATTACAGTAAACATAAAAATAAACCACGAATTTGTTGGCCTGGTTCGGGTGCGCACTTTGATGTAGATAGGCGTATAAAAGGTAAAGATGATTTTTATCATATTAATGATGTTGTACGTAAAACGGTAAATGATTTTCAGTGGGTAATGTATGGTGGTATTAGTTACGAATTAGCTGATTTAGTACGTTCGGGTAAAATAGAATGGGTACCATGGAGCAAGCTTTATAACTACCCAGAAAAATTATTTACGTTGAATATTAATATGTTTATTGCACCTTTAGCTGAAAACAATTTCAATAGAGCTAAAAGTGATTTAAAATATTTAGAAGCTAGTACTCTAGGTATACCTATTGCATGTCAAGATATGTGCACATATGAAAATGCACCTATAAAATTCAAAACAGGTGATGAAATGATTGATAGAATAAAAGAAGTATTGAAAGATGAAAGACGGTATATTAAAGAGTCGGTTAATGGTCGTCGATTTGCCGAATCAAGATTTTTAGAAAGAGAAGAAAATATAGGTAAATTTTTCGAAAGTTATATGTATGCTAAAGGTGATCCTAATAGAAAGTTTTTAACATATGCTAATTAATAATAGATCACAATTTCCATCACCTTTTAAAAATAAATTAATACCTAAAGCTAAACCCCCGTTAACTATTAAAAAGAATGATTTGTTTGTAACCGAACTTTGGGAACTAGATTTACCAGATCATGAAAAAGTTAAAAAAGCAATAATGCATTATATAAACTCTTACACGGTTGCAGAAGAGTTTAAAGAATGGAAGGATAAAAATCCATCTACTACAACATATGGTGGTTTTGAATTAGAATTAGAAGACGAATATTACGTTGAAGGTAATGGTGGTTATATAAAACATAGTCTAAAACCACTAAAACAATTAATTGATTCATCTTTAAAAAAATCACTACAGCAAATTGAATCATCTCATGTCTGGGAAAAAGGTAGGTGGCAAGTTGAGTATTGGCTTAACGTAAACAAAACCGGTGGTTATAACCCACCTCATATTCACCCAGACAGACACTATTCGGGTACTTATTATATACATACACCTAAAGGTTCAGGTAATATAAACTTTTTGGATCCAAGATCAGCACATAGATTTTCATCCCCTGAACCGGATTCAGAATCCGAAACTAACGGCTATGCAGTAAAAAATAAATATGATGCAAGTGTACATACATATGAACCCGAAGAAGGTAAATTGGTAATTTTTCCTTCTTGGCTAATGCATTATGTAGACCCGAACCCTACTGATAAAACAAGAATATCTCTTGCATTTAATGGTAGATATCTGCAAGATGAAATTTTTAATCCAGGTACTGCTAGTTCCAAACATTTCGTTTATGGTTGATGTATTTTAGAGAGTTCATATACTATTTGTATGTATAGAAATGTAGTTTATGAAGCTGCTAAAGAACAAATGCGATTGTTTACTTGGGACGAAGACGGTAATCGTATTGTTGTAACTCAAAGCTACAATCCATATCTTTATATCGAACCTAAAGACAAAAGACACTCAACTGGTGAATCTATTTACAAAACTCCATTACGTAAATTAACTTTTAGACGTGGGTCTGATCGTAGACAGTTTATTAGAAATAATGGGGTAAAAAGACTATTTGAAAACTTACCAGAGAAGCAACAGTTTTTATTAGATAACTTTTGGCAGGTAAATGAAACTTCAGATTTTACTAAGAATGATATCAAGATGCTTTTGCTTGATATCGAAACTTACTCACCAGATAGCTTTCCAAGCGTCGAAAATGCTAACCACCCTATTAACGTTATTACTGTTTATGATAACTTAGAGAAAAAATTCTATTCGTGGGGTACTAAAGAATACACAGGTAAAGGTAGACCAGATTTGGTTTACAAGTATTGTGTTACGGAACGACAACTATTTGCTGAGTTTTTAGATTATCTTGAAAAAGATTATCCTGATATCTTGAGTGGGTGGAACTCTGAATTCTTTGATATTCCGTATATTATCAAACGTTGTGAACGTATAATGGGTGAAAATGACATGAAACGTTTATCTCCTGTAGGTAACGTTCATTATAGAAGTATAATGGGTCAATTTGGCAGACAACAAATCAAATGGTTTATCGAAGGTATCGCTTTGTTAGACTACTTAGATATATATCGTAAGTTTGCACCGTTACGTGAATCATACAAACTTGATGCTATTGGTGAGCTTGAGTTAGGTGAACGCAAAGTGGATTATGGTGGTATGGACTTAGCTACATTATCTGAAAAAGATTGGAATAAGTTTATCGATTACAACGTTCAGGACGTAAATCTACTAGTACGGTTAGAAGAAAAGTTACAGTACCTTGGACTGGTGCGTATGTTAGCTTATGTTGGTTGCACTACTTTTGATGCTGCAATGGGAGCGTTGTCGGTAATTAATGGTGCGTTTTGTATTCGTGCAAGACACCGTAAGCAAGTTATACCTACTTTCATTCGTGGTGAAGATACAGGTAAAAATCCAGGTGCTTATGTTGGTGAACCTCAACAAGGTTTTCAGAATTATGTACTTTCGTTTGATGCCAATAGTCTGTACCCGAATGTGATGATTACTCTTAACTTATCACCAGAAACTAAGATAGGTAAAATCTTAGAAAAGACGGATGATACGATAACCATGGAAATGGTTAACGGTAAAGTTAAAGAATACACAATACCTATCTTTAGTAAGATGGTGAAAGATTATAACTTAACTATCAGTAAGGCTAATATTGTATTTCATCAAAAAGAAAAAGGTATCATTCCTGAAATTGTTGATTACTATTATCAAAAACGTAAAGGGTTTAAAGATGAGTATGTAGAATTAAAGAAAAAGCATGCTGAAATGGATAAAAGTGACCCTGAATACGAACAACTTGGGGTAGACGTACAACGATCTGGTACAAAGCAGTTAACAGTAAAGATTTTGATTAACTCAATATATGGATATTTTGGTAACAAGAATGCACCAATTGGGGATGACGATATTGCATCATCAGTTACGTTGAGTGGTCAAGCAGTGATTAAACAAAGCAATGTTATCATTAGAGATTTTATCAAACTAAAGACAGGATTAACAGATGAAGATCTTAAGAAAAAAGACCCTATTATTTACAACGACACGGATTCATCGTATGCCTCGATTGAGTTACTTATCAAACATTTGGGACTTACCTTCAAAAATGAAAAAGGAGAAGTACATGAGGACATATATAAACTTGAAGATGAGTTGGTTGAATATCTAAACAAAGAAATTATGGTTTGGGGTAAAAAGACATTCAATAGTAAAGATTGTCGATTTATGTTCAAACGAGAATGTATTGGTGAAGTTGGTATCTTCCTACAGAAGAAACGTTACGTTCTTAACATACTTGATGACGAAGGTGCTAAGATTAACAAAACGAAGTATACTGGGGTAGAAGTTGTTAGAACTACCTTGCCGAATTCATTAAAACCGTATATGAAAAACGTGATTGAGACTATGCTTAGTACTCAAGATTATACAAAAACTAATGATGCAATGAAAGTTGTGTATGATAAATTTAAAGAACTTACAATTAATGAAATAGCATCAGTTATGGGTATCAAAGGTTATGAAAAATATGCATCTCAATGTGATGGTATGACAACAGTAAAAGGTATGCCTATACATTGTAAAGCAAGTTACTTTTATAATAAACTATTAAAGGCTAATAAACTTGGTAAGAAGTATGAAACTATAGGATCAGGTGACAAAGTTAGATTCTTTTATGTTAAGAAACCAAATAAGTACAATATCGATAGTATTGCTTTTAAGTATGAATGGCCTGAAGAATTCGATAAGTTCTTTAAACCTGATTATGATAAAATTTTCGAGAAACTTATCTTTCAACCGATTGAACGTTTTTATCAAGCTGTAAATTGGAAGTGTTATTTACCCAATCAAGCAGTGCAATGTGATTTGTTTAGCCTATTAGGAGAATAATATGAATAGAAAAGGTATAATTTTAGCAGGTGGTAAAGGTACTAGGCTTTACCCTTTAACTTACGGGACAACAAAAGCTCTATTACCGGTTTACGATAAACCACTATTATATTACCCTATATCCACATTATTAGGGTTTGGTATAAGAGAAATATTAATTATAGGACCTTCGTCTATGCATCTTGAGCATATGGTTGAAGCTACATACCCGATAAAAGATGTTAATTTTAAATATGAAATACAACATGAACCTAAAGGATTGAGTGATGCATTTATTGTAGGTGAAAAGTTTGTTGGTGATTCAAACGTAACATTGATACTTGGAGATAATATATTTGACGGCGAATTTCCTTTTTTAGGTTCTGTAAATACTATTTACGGGGTAACGGTGAAGGACCCTAAAGCTTACGGTGTATTGGATATCGATTATAATTTAGGTGTAATTAAACGTATTATTGAAAAACCAGAAATACCACCGTCAGATAAAGCAGTGCCTGGATTATATCATTTTGATAACACAGTTATTGAAAAAGCAAAGCAAGTAAAACCGTCAGCAAGAGGTGAAATTGAAATTACTGATCTTATTAACATGTATTTAGATGAAGGTAAAATGGGTGTTACTATTCTTCCGGAAGATATGGCTTGGTTTGATTGCGGAACCCACGACCATTTGTTAGAAGCTGGTAATTATGTTAAAGCTATTCAAAATAGAACAGCAAGAGTGGTTGGAAATACTCAGATAACAATATAATATATTTACATATGTCAGACATTAATATTAAAATTCTAGTAGATCATGTTGGTCGTACTATTATCGGTGAGCTTGTAGAAGATACAGAAGTAGCTTACAAGCTCAAAAACCCTTGTACAATTTTTGTTCAACCTAATGAACAAGGTCAACTTCAAGTTCAAACAATTCCTCTTTTCTTTAAGGAATTTTTGACTATTGATGGAAGAGAAAAAGGTACAACATTTACCTTTCGAAAGGATTCAATCACTGATAGTGATGCTGCTCAATTCCTAGATACTAAACTTAAGACTCAGTATGATGGAATTGTTGCTAATTTTGCAGCTCCCGATGAAGCACCCGCAGGTGATAGTGGTGAAGTCGTAAAATTGTTTGATGAGTAATCTATAAAACGTTTACCCCGTAGGCTTCGGTCTACGGGGTTTTTTATTGACTTTATCTGGTTATATGTTATTATACTCGTATGGCAAAAAAAGATGAATTTAGTGATGTATTTGCAAGTTTAGATAAACTTAATCCCGAAGCAACATATTTGAGTGAAAATTCTTTATCTAATGTAGATACGTGGTACGACACCGGTTGTTATGCCTTAAATGCTATTCTAGGTGGTAGTTGTCGTGAAGGTGGAGTACCAAAAGGTAGGTTAGTAGGGTTTGCAGGCCCGTCTCAATCAGGTAAAACTTTTATCATTAATAAAATTCTAGGTAATGCTCAAAAACAAGGAGTACACCCTGTTATTTTTGATACTGAGTTTGCAGTAGATGCTGCAAGTACTGAAGGTGTGGGTCTTGATGCAAGTAAAACAAAATATGTACCCGTTTATACCGTAGAACAATGTAGAAATCAAGTAGTCGCATTTTTAGATTCAATTGTAGAAAAAGGTTTGCAAGGTAAATTTATTATTTCTATTGATTCATTAGGTAATCTTGCATCTCAAAAAGAAGTAGATGACGCTGCTAAAGATAAGTCTGCAATGGATATGGGTCTTAGAGCTAAACAACTTAAATCTATGATGCGTATTCTTACTTATAAAGCAGGAGCTGCTGGTTGTACTATTTTATTCAGTAACCATACCTATGATGACCCATCTGCTTTGATGCCTTCGTTGATTAAACAAGCAGCAGGTGGAAGTGGACCACAATATATGGCTTCTATTCTATGTCAGCTTGCTAAGAAAAACGAACGTCAGGATGCAAGTAACGATGAAGATGAAATTCTACCAGAAGCTCGTAACTATTCTGGTACTACTCTAAGATTTTTAACTACCAAGAATCGTTTTGTACCCCCTTTGTTGCAAGCAGAAATTTATCTTAACTATAAATCAGGTCTAGACAAATATAGTGGTATTAAAGAAATGGCTGTTAACCATGGAATACTTACCCAAACTGGTTCTACCTTTCAAATTGGTATTGAGAGTGAAGACGGTAAGCGTAAAGTGGGTGATAAAATTGGTTATTACAAAAATTGGCGTAAAGATGAAGATCTTTGGGAAAAATTTATCATTCCAGAATTGGATAAAAAGTTGAAATCTGCCTATAAGTACGGTAAATAGCCTTATATGGCTAACATCGCAATATACGGCTCTCATAATGGCGCGATCGCATTAGAAAATAATGGTGAGTATCACGTTATTGAATTCGAACGATTTTTTAATGTAAAAAATATCGGTTTAGCTCAGTATAAGCCTCTTCGCTATCGTGAAGAGGCTGTATACGCTATACTGGATTATATTGATAAGGAACTTGGGTTAAAAGGTCCATTTGAAAATATGATTCATATTAACACCGAATGTGTACATGATGATATAACTTACAGTTATAAAGATTATATTCCTGCTAAAAATGTATATGAAGGTTGGCATCATCATGCTCATGCAAGTGGTTCGTTTTACCAATCAGATTTTAATAAAGCTTTAATTTTTAGTTTCGACGGCGGTGGTAATGATGGTTTTTTCAATATTTTTACAGCCGATAGAGCCAATGGTGTTACATATCTTGATAAAACCAACCCCGCCGAACGAACTAATTACGATTACGATTTCGGATTTCCTTACATGTGTTTTGCTCATTTTTGTACCGATATTAAACAAGAATGGATTTCGGATGGTAATCTAGTTTATAGTGGAAAAATAATGGGGTTATGTAACTTTGGAAAAGTAAGAGAAGAATGGTTACCTCATTTCAAGAAATTTTATTATGCTAAACCTGATGGGGAAAATTATATTCAATATTTGAAAGATTATATTGGTGATCCTTGTGGGTTAGTATTTGATGAAAACAATAGACTTGCAAGTGAATTAAGTTGGGACGTTGCAGCAACATCACAAAAGGCTTTTGAAGAATGTTTTTACGAAGTAGCTCAACCCTACTTAGACAAATATAATGACTTACCAATTATTATTACTGGTGGCTGCGGCCTTAATATTTTACTTAGTACTGACTTACGAGAACGTTATCCTGAGCGGGGTGTTTTCGTGGCTCCTAATACTAATGACTGTGGAATTGCTGTGGGTCTTTTGGCAGGTTGGAATAAGCCCGATACCCCTATTGATATTACGTACGGTGGTACAGAATTAATAGATAAAAATACATACCCAGCGTGGATTGAAAGTAATGTAGCAAGACCTGCAACACATGAAATTATAACTAATGAATTGTGTAATGGTAAAATTTTTGGGGTTGCAAGAGGAAGGTGTGAACATGGACCAAGGGCGTTGGGGAACAGGTCCATTATTTGCAACCCCGCATTCCCCGAAATGAAAGATATTCTTAATCATAAAGTAAAACATCGTGAATGGTATAGACCTTTTGCACCTGTTTGTAGATTAGAAGATGCATCGAAATATTTTGAGTGGGAAGGTGAATCACGCCATATGTTATATTGCCCAAGGGTAAGAGAAGAATGGCAAGAAAAATTATCATCTATTACACATGTTGACGGAACAGCAAGATTACAGACAGTAACAAGAGAACAAAATGAATGGTTGTATGATCTTTTAACGGTTTTTGAACAAAAAGCAGGCCATGGAGTTCTTCTAAATACCTCATTTAATATTGCAGGTAAACCTATTCTTAATACTATTGCTGATGCAATGTGGGTTCTTAATAACTCACAAATGGATTATCTAGTAATTGAAGATTTTTACTATGGTAAATATTGGTAACGGTACTATAATCATTTTATGAGTGAAATTACTAAAGCTGTAATGCCGTTTAGTGGTGGTATGGATAGTGCTGTATTGTTACGAATGCAACAGTACAGTGTTAATGAGTTACATCTTTTAACTTTTGATTACGGACAACGGCATAAAAGGGAACTTGAGTGTGCAAAAACTCAAATTGAACAAGCTGAAATTTTATCGTTTAGTCATGCTTTTGAACATCATAAAATTGTACACAAAACGATTGATTTACAAGTATTAAAAGAATTAACTAGTAACGTTAGTTCACTTACTAATGAAGATATTGATAATCCCGATGTAAATGATATGGTGGGTGAAGCTCAACCAGCTAGTTATGTACCATTTCGTAATCAGTTGTTTCTAACCTTTGCTGCAATGTATGCAGAAAATATTGGTGCAAGTAAAATTTATCACGGTGCTACTAAAGTTGATAGTTTAGCTGGTTACTGGGATGGTAGTGAAGAATTTAGAACTAAATTTGGTGAACTTATTGCGCTAAATAGAACTAATAGAATTACTCTTGAGTGTCCATTGCTTAACATGGATAAGAAGGATATTATTGAGTATGGTATAGAACATAAGGTGGACTTTTCACAAACATATACATGTTATAGTGGAAATGAACTTGCTGATGCTACCACCCCAAGTAGTGCTTTGAGAATTAAAGGCTTTGGTGAAGCTGGGTATATTGACCCTCAACCATACAAACAAGACCTTAGTGTGTTTTGGGAAGAATATGACGCTAAACCGTGTCCGGTAGATTTTCTTTTAAGTAAAGGCGGTAGTCGAGGTTCTTAAATATCTTCTAAATCGTCACCATCATCGTATTCAGTGTCTAACATAGCGGTAGGTTCAATATCTACCGCTTTATCTTCATCACTAACTGTTTCTTGTGTATCACCAAATACTTCATCTATGAATCCGTCAGTTATCATGCCACCTAATAAAACTTCCGCTTCTTTAGCATCCATTCCTGTTTTCTTTAAGAATTTTAGAATATCACTTGCTTTCGCGGTATCATCTGCTTCAATAAATCTTATAATATCTTTTTGACCTGTGTTAAGTCTTTCTTCATAAGCTTTGTCCGCTACTTTAAATTCTCTTTTTCCTAATTTAACTTTAGAACTAGTTTTTTCTTTTTGTTGTCTTAAAGCTCTAGTTCTTGCACCCGTACCCTTACCTTTAAGTCTCATCATCATTTCATAATAAGACTCTTTTCTTTCTTCTCCCGTATCAGGATCAATAACAGTTTTACGTTCTCTGTCTTTGAAAGTCTTTTTTCTGCCTTCTTCTAAAGACTTTAAATAAGATTCAAATAAGAATTGAGTATCTTTGTCTTTCATCTATTATATTTATTGTTATGATTGATGTAGTCATGTTATCCGTAACTAAAGATTTAGAGTCATTTAGAATGACACAGAATTGCATTAAATCTTTACTTTCGAGTGAATCAAAATTTAAGTTTAACATTAATTTAATAGAATCTAATTCTAACTACGAAAAAGACGTTAAACGAAAATATAAAGATGCTAATGTAATTTTGTTAGAAGAAAAATTTAATTATAATAAAGCTCTTAATATTGGTCTCAAACATTGTAAATCTGATATAATAATTATATCTAATAACGATCTTGTGTTTTCAGAAGGTTGGTATGATAGGTCAATAAGAACTATTAAAAAATTAGATTTAGATTCTGCATCTCCGTTGTGTCCAAAGCACGAAAAACATAAAGGTTTAGAAAGACCGTACGTATTAGGTGACGAAGTTGGGACTCATTTTTGCGGGTGGTGTGTAATTTTTAAAAAATCTGTTTTAGATAAAATTTTACCTTTAGATGAAAAATTTATATTTTGGTGTCAAGATAATGACATGGTAAATTCATTAAAAAAGCAGAAACCTGACTATAAACATGCATTAATTACAAGCACTCAAGTTTATCATTTAAATGGTCAGTCCCATCGATATATTAATGAAGGTGATTTTTATAACATGACTGAAGGTTGTTGTAAAATTCATGATACTAAATGGAAAAAATAATATGTGTGCAATATTTGGAACAAGTGATAAAAAACAATACGATTCATTGTATGAATTGAATCATAAACGAGGTGGTTTTGCATTTAGTGCTGTCTTTAAGAATAAAGATAATAAATTTATGACTACTAGAGGTAGGGGGTATATTAAACCTTTAAACAATGCAAAATACATACTCACACATGATCAAGCACCTACATCATCAGTTAGAAATTATGATTTTAGTACATCACACCCATTTGTTTTAAGTGAGTGGGCAGTAGCTCATAACGGTGTTTTAACAAATCATAGAAGTCTTTTAAAAGAACATAATTGTGATATCGATAGTAGTTATATACCAGCTCTTCTCGATAAGGAGAATAAAGGAGAACTAAGTTCTATAGAAAATGTATGTAGTTTATTAGAAGGTACTTTTGCTTGTTGGATAATTAATAAATTAAGTGGTAATATGTATTTGGTTAAACAAGGAAGTACATTATTTTACAATAAGGATACATTTTCATCAGTAAAATTTGAAAATAGCGAATCTTTAAAAGATGGAGTTGTTTATCTTATTAAGGATACTATTACTGCGGTGGGTAAATTTAAAAGTAATAACCCTTTTGCATTGATCTAATAAGATTATTTGATATAATACTTTATATGAAAAGAGCACTAGTTTGCGGTGGAGGTGGTTTTATTGGAAGTCACCTTGTTACCCGTCTTAAAGAAGAAGGTTACTGGGTTCGAGCAGTGGATCTAAAAGAACCTGAATTTTCGAAAACAGACGCTGATGAATTTATTGGTGGTGATTTAACTAATTATGATTTTGTAAAAGAAATAGTAGCTACAGGAGATTTTTATAGTAGTACTCCTAAACAATATAGAGAACAATTTGACGAAATTTACCAACTTGCTGCTGATATGGGAGGAGCTGGTTATATTTTCACTGGGGAGAACGATGCAGCTGTTATGCAGAACTCGGCATCTATCAACTTAAATATATTAAAGGCTGTAGATGAATTGAACCAGTATGTTCGATCTGATTGGTATCATGAAGCTCGTTTAAATCATATTTCTTACGAACCTATTGACACTAAAATTTTCTACAGTAGCTCTGCGTGTATGTACCCAGAACATAACCAATTAGACCCGGAGAACCCTAACTGTGAAGAAAGTTCAGCATACCCAGCAAACCCAGACAGTGAATATGGATGGGAAAAACTATTTAGCGAAAGGTTATACCTTGCTTATAATAGGAATAGGGGTATTCCCGTTCGTATTGCACGCTTTCATAATATTTACGGACCTGAGGGAACATATAAAGGAGGGAGAGAAAAGGCCCCTGCTGCACTATGTCGTAAATTTGCTGAAATCGAAAAAGGCGGAACGTTAGAAATTTGGGGTGATGGTAAACAAACCCGTTCATTTTTGTTTATTAGAGAGTGTATTGAAGGTATTCGTAGATTAATGCAATCTGATTTTACAGGACCGGTAAATATTGGTTCAGATGAAATGGTGTCTATTAATGATATGGTCACTGTATTGGAATCTATCAAAGGATTCACCGTTAAACGGGAATATAAACTCGATGCTCCAACAGGCGTTAAGGGTAGAAATAGCGATAATACTCTTATTCAAGAAAAACTTGGATGGTCACCCAAATACCGGCTAAAAGATGGGTTGCAAACAACTTATAGATGGATAAAGCAGCAAATCGACCTCGATAAATGAAATACCTTTTAATTGGCGGTAAAGGTTTTATTGGTAAAAATTTAAGTAGGTTTTTACTCGATAAAAATCAAACTGTTACCGCTGTTGATATAGATACTTTCGATATAACAAAATTTGATAGTAAAAAAGTTAAAATTATCGAAGATCATGATATTGTAGTAAATCTAGCTGGGTTAAAAACTAATTTTGGTGAGTGTAATTTAAAAAATTATCACGATACTAACGTTACAGGTCTTTTTAATATATTAAACAGTCTTAGATTTAATAAAAGTATACAACTTTTTCATGCATCTTCAGCAGCTGTAACAGATAAAATGTCTTCTACCTTTTACGGTTTTACTAAACAAGTAAATGAACAGTATATAAAACATTTTAGGGAAAATTGGGGTGTTAATGCTTTGGCTCTTCGGTTTTTTAATGTATATGGTGATGGTGATACTAGTGATAGTGTTATTAACTTGTTTAAAAATATAAGAGATAAAAATAAAATCATACATTTATACAATTATGGTAATAATGTAAGAGATTTTGTTCATGTTGACGATGTATGTGAGTCTATTTACAAATTAGCTAATTTAAACTTAAATTGGAATAAAATTCCTGTAGACTCAATTCAAATTGGTACGGGGGAAGGAACATTGATAAAAGACATTGCTAATTTGATAGGTAAATTTAAGGAATATGAACCTCCCAGGCCCGGTGAAATAGTAACATCTATAGCTGATACTTCTGATCTATATAAACTACTTAAATGGAAACCTGACAATAAAATTATCCAATGGTTAAATGAAAACTTAACTTGATAAGTTAAAGTCATCGTTATAATCATCTTTAATATATGAGTAAGCAAAACTTAGACTTAGATTTCTTTGAAAAGGTAGTTGTATATAAAAGTCTTACTGACGATAGATATCTAGCATCAGTTATAGACCACATACAACCGCGATTCTTTTCAGATGAACATTTTAAAAAGACTTTTACTTTAATTACTTCATTCTTTCAAAAGAGATATACTGTACCTACTAGAACAGAACTCTTATCTTTTTGTAATACACCTGAATTAAAAGATGCATTCAAGAAGACAATAGAAAAGATAAAAGACATTGATAAAAAACTTAACAATGATGAGTTATATGTAAACACAGAACGGTTTCTTAAAGAAAAATCAGTCTATTATACAATGACTGATGTTGCTAATGAATGTGCAAAAGGAAATATCGATCCTGCTGATATATTCGATAAGTTTGAAAAGTGTACAAGTATTAATTTATCAGTAGATCGTGGTTTCGACTTCTTAAACGACTATTCAAGGTTAATTGAAGACTTGCAAGTTGAAGAACCTACTATATCTTCACAGTGGGAATGGCTTGATAACAAGTTAGATGGTGGTTTCTTAGAAAACGGTAGGGCCATTTATATCTTTGCAGGTGAAACTAATGTTGGTAAGTCTATTGTATTAGGAAATATTGCATGCAATATTGCTAAACAAGGCAAAACGGTATTATTAGTAAGTTTAGAAATGTCAGAAATGGTATATGCTAAACGATTGGCTGGTAATCTTACAGGAATTGAGATTAATAATCTAAGACACGAAATACCTCAATTAAATGATAAACTTTCCGAATTTGTTACTTCAAATCCAACTAGCCGATTGCTTATTAAAGAGTTTCCTCCTAGTACCATTACGACAGCTCAATTAGGGGCCTTTATTAAGAAACTACAACAGAACGGAATTAACATTGATGCTATAGTTTTAGATTATGTTAACCTTATGCATTCGCCAATTGGAAATAATAGTTATGAAAGAGTTAAACATGCAACAGAACAAGTCCGTGCAATGTCTTATACGTTTAATTGCCCTATTATTACTGCTACTCAGTTAAATCGTTCAGGTTATGATACAGAAAATCCTAGTTTAGATACGATTGGTGAGAGTATGGGGTTAGCAATGGGTGCCGATGCAATCTTTTCCGTATTTCAGAAAGAAGAAGATAAGGATTTAGATATTATTCGAATGGGTGTTATGAAAAATCGTTTTGGACCTAATCACGGTACAAACGAGTTTAGTATTCATTACCCAACCTTAACTATTTCCGATAGTGGTGTTGGTTCAATTGAAGATGCATCAGCTAACGTTATGGGTGCTATTGAAGGGTTAGCTAAAAGTTGAAGATGCAAGTATCTTTCCTAATTAATAACAATGTCTAAGAGTTATGTTTTTACAGATTCAGACTTAGATGGTGTCGGTAGTTACTTAGTTAGTAAATGGCTTATTGATAATGATATGCCTTTTACAACTACTACAGTTAAAAATTTTCATGAAGATTTTGTTAAGTGGAATAAACTTAATAAAGTTAAGGATTATGAAAAAGTATATATATTCGATATCAACGTTGCTGAATATAGTGATCTACTCGATTATGATAATGTTGTCATTATTGATCACCATAATGGTAAAGATGGTTACACCGGTTACAAAAAAGCAACGTTGGTGTTAGACCAAAAATGTACAAGTACAACAAAATTAGTTTTAAAAACTTTACTTCAAAATAATCCCGATTTAAAATCTAAACTTTCTGTACCAAAAGCTAAACTTATCACTTTAATTGACGATTACGACAGTTATCAACTAAAAGACCCCAACAGTTTAGGTATTAACACAGTGCTTTGGAGTTACACCGGTAATAGAGTACAAAAATTTATAGAAGAGTTTTATGATGGGTTTAGAACTTTTACAAAGTTCCAAATTAATATGATATCAATAGCTAAGAAAAAGGTCGAAGAAGCTGTTGAAACGTATCAAGCGTTTAGTTTAACTTTACCTATTGATGGAAAAGAAAGCAAAATTGTAAGTACCTTTTGTGATCACAACATTAATGAAGTCGCACACGGCATTATTAACAAATATAATGCAGACATTGGAATAGTTGTCAATTTAAAGAGTAAAAGTGTAAGTTTGCGTAAAAGTAAACAGTGTTCGGTTAACTTAAACAAACTTGCAGCTAAGTTATGTGAAGGAGGGGGTCATTTTGATTCAGCGGGTGGTTCCTTAAACAAAACGTTTATTAAATTTTCCAAACTTTTTAAAAAAATATGAAACTAAACAACACTAACCCAATTGAATCTACCCATTTACAGGAGGTGACTCAAATTTTTATGGGGTTTTGTTCTTTTATTTCAATTATTCATAATAAAAAAGTAAATTTACCAAATATTTTTATATTATTGCTTAAAGATAATAAACTTAGAACGATTTTAAAAGATCTTTTAGATATACAAACCGATTTTGAACTAGTTCAACTGTTTTTATTCTTTGAACCTTCATTATATAAAAGCAAATACATTATGAAATATGTTAACAGCAAAAGAAAGAAATTGATTTTGTAGAGATATATTTTATAATTAGTTAATGACCGATTTCGAAAAACTTATCTATAACGTTTATCTTGCTGAAACAAGAAAAGGTCAAAATAAACCATACAAAAGACGAGAAAATTTTGATAAAGTTGATGAATCTACTAAACTTTATCTTTTAAAGTTATCTAATTTTTTCAAAAAACACCGTTCTATTGATTTAAAAAACTTTTTTCAAGCTCCATATAAAATTTATAAAGATAAATCTCATCATGGTTTGGATTTTTATCTTTCTATGAAAGCAATTAAGCTTTACAGAGAGTATATTAATAAACTAAACAGACAAAATGCAGATTCTGATGATTCAAAAGAAGCTTTTAGACGAAGTGCAAAATTTGTCCTTAAATTTTGTAAACTTAACAACATAAAGTTCGGTGATTACATTTTATACAAAAAAGAAAATGAAATGAATTCATTTTTTGATCATTTAAAACACGGGAAAGTATCAATTTATTTTCTTTTTATGTTTTCGCAATTTGATTCCCAAATGAAAACACTGGATGTAGAAATGAGAAAATTTATATTAGGTGATATTGTAGATGATGTATCAAAATTGAGAGCAAAATTTTATAATTGCAATCAAGAAACAAAAAATTTCTTTAATGATGTTTTTAATATCTGTAAAAAAGCATAAGTTGACTTTAAGCGGTCGTATGTATAATAATTTCTGTTACGGTAACGGGTGTTACCTATATACAAAACATAATAATAACAATTATACTAAAAAAATAATATGAAAGAACTAGATGTAGACAGCATGTTTGGTAGCATGGTCGAAAAATTACAAAAGGGTCCGTCGTCTCAACGCGGGCAATATCTAAAAACTGAAGTAGGTAATACTTATACGGTTAGGATTATTCCTAATAAAGAAGATATTAACAAGACGTTTTATGAATACACGTCTTTTGGTTGGACTTCATTCGCAACCGGTCAATATACCGGTGTAGTTAGTCCTATTACATGGAAGGAACGTTGTCCTATTCAAGAAGCAATGTATCGTATCAAAGCTTCAGGTAGTGACGAAGATAAGGATAAGGCAGCAACAGTTACAAAACGTACGCAATGGATTACAAACGTGTATGTTGTAAACGACCCTGTTAATCCTGATAACAATGGCACGATTAAGATCTTGCGATTCGGTCGACAGCTACATAAAATCATTATGGAAGCAATGGTTGGTGAAGAAGCTGAAGAATTGGGTGCAAGAATCTTTAAACTAAGTGACGAAGGATGTGATTTCCGTATCAAAGTTGAAAAGCAAGGTGATTTTCCAACTTATGTGTCATCTAAGTTTAGTATGCCAAAGCCGTTTAAGTCGGATTACCCGGGTGGTGTTAGTGGAATTCTAGATAATATCTTTGATCTTGAAAGCGTTAACCCGGTAAGATCGTATGATGAACTAAAAGAGGTCTTGAACGAACATTTTTATTGCGTAAGTAATGATGAATCTAGTACAACAACGTCTCCAGTAGCAGCAGCAAGTATTGCAACAGCAACTGCAGCAGCAGTCGAACAAGTTGCAACAAAACCTGCAACTGAAACCACGGAAAAGGTTTCAAGTGAAGAAGATATTGATGACTTGTTGGCTAGTTTAGATAATCTCTAAACAAATGTCAGAACAACCTCAAAAAACGGAAGTAAATTATGAAGCGGTGAACTTGGACTCTATGGGTCCAAGTGACCCCATGGACGATGCCATGGCTTTTAAGGCTTTACTTGGTTCAGTAGCCAGTGAATTTCATCAAAACGTGAATGAAAATATGGTTGCTGAATCTACTTCTTTAAAAAAAATAGATCCTCGTAGAATTTTAGAAAAAGGAGTAAGTGAAATTATGGGTCAGCAACGTAATGACCCGCATTTACCCCCGGAAATTCAACAACCCCAACCAATACCTCAGCCAATACCACAACCTCAACCACAAACTAACGGTGCACCGTTACCTCAAGTACAAATTCAACCAGAGTTACCACCACAACCTCAAGAAGATCCAAATCAGCTTACATTAAATTTTGATAATACCGCTACAGCACAAGATATTTTTAATAAGCTTGATAATTTAGAGGCTAAATTAAACAAACTTACAAAATTAGTTGAAAATTTAACGCCACCTAAAAAAAAGCCAGTTGTAAAAAAGTAGATACCTTCTATAATAAGGTATGGTCATTAATATCGAAAATAAGAGTCAATTTGTTAATAGTTTTCTACGACCTATTAGTGCTTTGACTGAGTCTGTTGTTATTAAAAACGTTAATAAGCAGTTTATTTGTATTGCAAATAACGAACAAGGTCTTATTTTATGTGCTACCTATAATACAGGTATAAATGATACAATACAACTTAACATACCTAATGTTAAACGTTTGGAGAAGGTAATCTCCTTTATAGAAACTGACGATCTTAAGTTAGATTATAAAGCTAATGCACTATCTTACAAAGATAAAAAAATTCGATTTAAATACCATTTTCTAGACGATAATATTATTCAATCTCCTAAATTAAGCATGAATAAAATTAACTCACTTACTAGTGAGATTGAATTTAAAATTGATTATTCTAAAATTTCTGAATTAGCTAAAGGTGCTGCATTTGTTTCTGAATCAGATAAATTATATTTCAACCTTTCAAGTGAAGGGGTACATGGTGAAATAACTGATAAGTCAAATTCATCAGTAGATAGTTATTCAATTCTTCTTACTGAAGAAAATGTTAATGTTGAAAAATCATTTCCAGTACATTTCGATATTGTAAGACTACTAGCAAATACCTCAGGTGAAGAAGTAACAGTAAAAATTAATACCGAAATGGGGTTTTGTTTGTTTGAAGTAGATAATGGGGTATCAAAACTTAAGTATATTGTATCTGGGTTACAACAATGAAGAATAAAATTTCTACATTAGGTTATTTTAAAAAACGTTTAAAGGATAACGGGTTTATTATTTTAGACTTATTTAAAAATTATGGGGATCAAGATAATCGAAAATGGACTGTCATGGTTAACCCTAGTCAAGAAAGCGTTATTATAACTTGTAAATTAGAACACGATTTTGACTCCCCTATTTTTGAGTTTAACGACTCGTTACATAAAATACCCTTTAAATTAAGTACATCTTCCATGGAAGTTATTGTTGAAAAATTATTAACTGAATTTAAAGTTAGTAACGATAACAAAACTTCACCATATTACAGAAAAAAAGCTTGAATTTAACTGTATCTAATTTATATATTTTATATGAGTGAAATAGTTGACATTACACCTGAACTAGAACAAAGCGATGGTACAATTAAGGTATTGGTTATCGGTAAAGGTTATGTGGGATCAAATTTATCTACATTTTTATCTACTGATAATGAAAATCTGGAAGTACACAACATTAGTAGAGATCAAGTTGATTATTTAGATAGAAATACGTTGGCTGGGTTTTTGTATCAGTTTTCAGAAGAAGGTATTGTATTCGATACAATTGTAAATGCTGTTGGTTATACCGGCGATACAAACATTGATGATGCAGAAAATGATAAAGAATTAGCATTTTTGCTTAATACCGTTTTTCCTGTTACACTCGCTTCAGTTGCACAAGAATTTAACGTTGCAAGAGTTATTAATATTATGTCGGGTTGTATTTTTGACGGTGCACCTGAGACTAAAGAGGGTGAAAATCAAAGAGCGTGGTTGGAATCAGATGTACCTAACTTTGGTATGTTTGATGATGATTCGTCTTATTATAGTAAAACAAAGCATGCAGCAGAACTTATTACATCATCGTCGTTTAGTAATATAATGAACTTACGTATTAGAATGCCTATTGGTGAAATTAATCACAAACGCAATCTTATTAATAAATTATTAAACTACGACACAATTCTATCAGAAAAAAATTCTGTAACGTATATTTACGATTTGTTTAACTTTGTTTATAATATGGTTATTGCAGATGAAGTATACCCCGGTACATATAATGTTGTTAACCCAGGGTTTTTGGATGCAAAAGAGTTATTTGAAGTTTTACAAGAAAGAAAAACTGATTTGGTAAACTTAGGTTTAA